ACATGGTAAAGTATATGTTTCAGATGCCTCATGATGTTGACTTTGAGATGCTTTATGGAAATCTTAAATCTCAAAAGACTATAGAATTTATGAGTACATCATTTATTCGTGGAACTACTCTTGATAATTGTATTATTATTGTAGATGAATTTTCCAATTTAAATTTTCATGAAACTGATTCTATTATTACTCGTGTAGGTGAGAACTCTAAGATTATGTTCTGTGGTGATGCAACCCAATCTGATTTAGTAAAAACCAATGATAGAGATGGTATTATACATTTTATGAAAATCTTGAGTAAAATGGATTCCTTTGATATTATTGAATTTGGGGTAGATGATATTGTTCGTTCAGGATTAGTTCGTCAGTACCTTATTGCAAAAAATAGTGTAGGTTTATAATGTTTAATCATATTGATGTGAATCTTCCCAAACTGGAAAGAACAACCATAGACAATGTAAGATACTATTCAATCCCCGATGGAGACCAACTATTAAAAATGGTCTCTATTACTTCTGTAACCAGTCATTTTAATAAAGAAATCTTTGTAAAGTGGCGTAAAAAAGTTGGTGAAGAAGAAGCGGAAAAGATCACTAAAGCGGCAACCAGTCGTGGAACTGATATGCACCTTCTTACCGAATATTATCTTAAAAATGAAGAATTGCCAGAAGTTCAACCATTATCAGATTTTCTATTTAAGATTTCTAAACCTGAACTGAATAAAATTGATAATATTCATTGTTTGGAAGGTGCTTTGTATAGTAAGCATCTTGGTGTTGCAGGGACAACGGATTGTATTGGAGAACATGCTGGAGAACTTGCTGTAATTGACTTTAAAACTTCTAAAAAACCAAAACCACGAGAGTGGATTACACATTATTTCGTTCAAGCAATGTTTTATGGTATGGCATATTATGAAATGACTGGAACTCCTATCAAAAAACTAGTCATTATTATGGCGTGTGAAAATGGAGAATGTGTTCTTTATGAAGAAAGGGATTTGAAAAAATACATGAAACTTGTCGTTGAATATATTAAAAAATTTGTGAATGATCGTTTGGAACTTATTTCTAAATAAGAGTGCCTGTCTGGGTCGCACTTTTCAGGTGGGGGGTATTTTTGCTCCCCTTATAAATACTATTGCGACCCTGATAGAGTAGAATGAATTACTTAAAACACTACTGCAAATTAATTAGAAAAGCAGAGAGTAGAGATTTAATAAATGGATATACTGAAAAACATCATACATTTCCAAAAAGTATTTTTGGAAAAAATAATAGAATTGTAATTCTTACGGCAAGAGAACATTATGTTGCTCACGCATTATTAGAAAAAATTTGTATTAAACGGTATGGATTAGAGCACTGGAAAACTAAAAAAATGAATAAAGCGCATATTTTAATGTCTGGTGATAAGTATAATAATGGTAGATATTGCAATTCTAAATTATATGAAAGCGCAATTATTAGGACTAAAACTTTTTATAGAGGAAAAAATCACTTTAATTATGGTAAAAAAAGAATAGATGCTTCAATAAGATTGAAGAGTGAAGAGAGTCCTCTTAAAAGACCTGAAGTAGTAGAAAAAAGGAGACAAACATTAAAAAATCTTGGTGATAATCATCCATCTAAAAGAGAATCTCACAGAGAAATGATGAGACAAATGTGGATAAATAATAATCCTATGAAAAATCTATCAACACTTCAAAAAAGAAGTGGAGAAAATCATTATTTGTTTGGTGTAACCGGAGATAGACATCCACTGTATGGGCGTCTAAGAACAAATGAAGAAAAAGAAAAAATATCACAGTCAAAGTGCAAAAATACTTATAAAGTGACTAATCCTAATGGAAAAATTTTTTATGTTAAAAATTTAACTAAATTTTGTAAAGAGAATGGTTTACATCCAAGTGCTATGTCTAATGTAGTAAATAAAAAAGCAAAGCATCATAAAAAATGGACAGTTGAAAAAATTTAAGATAGATGATACAATGAATATAAATTTTAGTATAAAAAAATGTTATTAAATTTTTTCAACCTAGAAAAATTAGAAGAAAATCAACAAATGTTAGAAAATAAAATAAATAAAGAACTAGAACAAGCAATTGAAAATAAGTTTCTTACACCCTCCAAATTTGCTATAGAAGTTGAAAACATTGTAGTTCAACAGAAATGCAATTATATTGACGCGATAGTTTTATTTTGTGGAGAAAATAATCTTGAAGTAGAATCAGTAACGAAACTCATTTCAAAACCACTCAAAGAAAAACTCAAATGGGACGCAACTCGTCTTAATTTTATGAAGAGGACATCACGCGCCAAGTTGCCTTTATGATTGTGACTCCTTATCAAGTTTATTGTGAATACCTTGCTCAAAAATCACATTTCAGTAATGTAAATTACGATTATTTCAAATATAACAAAAAAGTTCGTGCCTCTACAAAATCGTTTAATGCCCGATCTGACAAATATTGGTTTGAAAAAAGTTCTCGCAAGTATAAGGACGAAGAGATTGTTAATTTCTTGGTTGCAAACTTTGTAGAATCTACTAGCGTAAATCAAATATGGATTGGCGAAATTATAAATTCTGGCGAAAAAACCTATCAAGATTGGATGCGGAGACAGCAGAGTTTAACTTACTTGTTCAGAGAACAATCAACGGAATTGTTCTCGGAGAACGAATTAGAAACTGTGTTCAACTGTTCCAAAGGACATCCGATAGTTCTCAAAAGATTTCTAAGCGGGAAATTATCGCCAGAAACATTCGTAATCTACGACAAAATATTTTCAATCGTAAAAAATTTTGATAAGAAACTTGATGATCCAGTATGGGAATGTGTTTCTTTGAAAATCAAAAAATATTCACCATTTCTTCAAGTAGATATTTTTAACTATAAAAAAATTCTTAGGGAAATAATTTTATGAAGTGCTGGCATCAATGCATCATGTAATTTCTAGAAAAAAACCATCATAAAGATTGGACTCGGGCTTGACATCCCTTTATAGATCTTCTATAATAAAGTTGTTGCAAAACAAAAACCAAATCCAATTTATCCAAAGTAATTAAAAATGAGCTTTCAAAATCTTAAAAAACAATCCAAACTTGGTTCTTTAACTGCTAAACTTGTTAAAGAAGTTGAAAAGATGAAGAATACTGGAGGAGCAGAAGATGAGCGTCTATGGAAACTTGAGTGTGACAAAGCAAACAATGGTTATGCTGTAATCCGTTTTCTTCCTGCTCCTGATGGTGAAGATCTTCCATTTGTAAAGGTCTATAGTCACGCATTTCAAGGCCCTTCAGGATGGATTCTCGATAATTGCCTTACTACACTAAACCAAAAGTGTCCAATATGTGAACACAACTCTGGTCTTTGGAATAATGGAACTGATGCTGGAAAAGAAGTTGCTCGCAAGCAGAAGCGTAAACTGACTTATGTTTCCAACATCTATGTGGTAAAAGATCCTACTAATCCTGAAAATGAAGGTAAAGTCTTTCTCTTCAAGTATGGAAAGAAGATCTTTGACAAACTGACTGCTGCAATGCAACCAGAGTTTGAAGATGAAACTCCAATCGATCCGTTTGATTTCTGGCAAGGTGCTAACTTCAAACTGAAAGCAAAGAATGTTGCTGGTTATCGTAACTATGATTCCAGTGAGTTTGCGAATCCTGCACCTCTTCTGGATGATGATGATGCACTAGAGGCAATTTGGAAGAAGCAATATTCTCTTGCAGAATTTGTTTCTCCCGATCAGTTCAAGTCTTATGAAGAACTGAAGAAGCGTCTTGATTTGGTTCTTGGATCTAAATCTTCTGTTCGTCTTGATGAAGAAGTTGAAGATGAAGAAGATTATCGTGGTCCTGTCAAGGAACTTGATGATGATCTTCGCAGTGAAATCAGCAATCTCAAACCAACTCGCCGTGCTGCTGCGATTGAAGATGATGAAGATGATGAAGATTCAGACACTCTCAAATATTTTGCAAAACTTGCCGAAGACTAATTTTTTATGGACTTGATAATCTTGTATTTTCAGTCCTAATCAATCTACTATTGATATACTGCGATGACTTATCATAAGTCATCGCTTTTCTTGTATCATTTAAAACTTGTTGTAGATATCTTGGTTTTAGAACATATATTCCTCTCTTATCATCATTCTTTCTGACTTCATATTCGTAATTTGAAATTCCAACAACAGGATTTGTTTCTATAAGAACAGTATTTCTAACCTTAAAAGTTAAAGTAGATCCTTTAGATATATTGGTAGGAATTGGTGAAGATAAAGTAATGTTTTTGGTATTTTCTATAGTGTTACTAGTTACCGACACGACAGGTATGTATTGTCCATCTATCACTAATTCGTCATTAGTACTAATATTATTACCTGCCGCACTAGATTTTATTATAAGTGAATCTTTAGAGACATTTTCTGCACAAATTTTAGTGTAACTTATCTTACTCAAACTATTACTATAATTCTTATTGACATCAGTATAAATGAATGAGAAATCTGAATCAACAACCTTACCCGCAGGAAGAATCAGTCTATCCTGAGAATCTCTAACCTCAGTTGTTTCATAATGATGAATTGAGTTCAAATCTTTACCATAAATTTCTTCGGCATAATCATAAACCTGTCTATCTGATAATGGCCATTGATCTCTGACTCTTGTAATTCCGGCAGATACTAAAACAACCCAATCGTATTGAGCACTTCCATAAAGTTCTTCTGCTACGAGTTCTGGTCTTGAACCATCTGGAATTTGATACTTATCAAAGATTGTGAAAACATTTTGCAAATCATCACGAAGTTTAACTCTACGAAAAAGGTTTTTGGCCGTTAGATATTGATCAGATGATTTGGAATCTGATAAGAATGATTGATATTCTAAATTTGGTAGTTCTCTAAAGTAAGGCATTAGTATCCCACTCCATTGAATTTGAATGGTTTTGTAAAATCATCGTTCTCAAAATAATTTTCCGCATAAATTGGAGACAGTTCTTGAAATTGCAATGACAGTTGCATATTGACTGGTGTTGCATCTGGGTAAGTTGCATATCTATTAGAACCATTATAATTCACACTCATTTGTGTTAAAGCACATGGTTTAAAACGATGTAAAAATGGGTGCTCTTTTCCACCACTCATGTATTCCAACTTAAAAATATTTGGTGCCTTAACAAAAAGACCTCCTCCAGATTCATTTGGTTTTCCCTTTTGTGGAGTCATATTAATTTTAAAAGTTCGAATGATTCTTTTAATCATTATTGATTCTTCTTGTGATCTAGGAACCATATCAAATGAAAATTGGAATGCTGGACGCATTGAAACTCCATTGAAAAGTAATTCGACATTTTGGTTAAATACAACTCCTTGTGCTCTTGAAATAATTGAATCAACATTTCCTT